TGCCCGACAATGACTGGCATGCATATTTTGGCAAGGCCAATGGGTATGGTCGTCGCCCGTTTTGGATCACATTCCGCCGGGAATCAGATCTTACTTTAGTACTACTTTCTGCCCAATTGACCAATAAATCCTAACGTGCTATAATACACACTTGTTCACTACAGGAGTCCGTATGCAAAAGGCAGCAAATTTTGTTGCAAAGTACTCTACTGCCAACAAGTCCAAGGCTGTACTGCCCTATGACAAAATAAAAGCCACAGAAAAATGGCTGGAGTACAGCCTGGACATTGTTGACATGAATAAAATTTTGATGAAGTCAGATTTCAACACCAAATGGCAATTGATGGAGGCATTGGACATTGCAGAACGCAAACGCAAATACATGTACAACCACAAAAACTTTGAACTCAAACGTGCCATGCGTTTGTTTGACCTCTGCCGAAATTTAACTACAAATAAGTAAGGACACACATGAGCACCACATTCAAAATTAAACTGCTAAACCCCCGCAGTTCCGACACCAACATCTTGGGCATGGAGCCAACTTGGCAAGTCCAGCCCACAGAGTATCGCACCAGCCGATTGAGCAAAGCATTCTCCTGGTACAACTATTTCTACGGAAAAAAAGATGCCCGGGATATGATTGTGAACTACCTGGAAGCACATGACCGCAAGGCAGATGTGCGTCTGCTCAAAGGAATCCCAGACTCAGCAATTCGACTGACCACAGGTTGGCTGTGCCGCATGAGCATGGTGGGCTTGGAATTGCATGACGCAGAACAACTCAAATTGCAAAACCAATTGAGAGAAATACTAGACAGCAAGCAAAACGAAGTGACAGAAGTCACAGAAGAGCCTGCTGTGGCCAAACCCAACATTCAGGACCGCCTGCGTGAAAAAGCGTCAGAGTGCAACGGTGAACTGGATGGCATGTTTGACGAGTTCATGTTGAGCGGCGCCAAAATGACCGCAGACTTCAAGCCTGTCACAATCATGCGTGGACTGAATGTAGCACCGCAAATGATCAGCCAAATTGCCGACAACTGGAAACGCAAACTCACAGAGTTTGAAACAGTGGCGGAAGGTAAGGATGCACAACTGGTAGAAGCCTACAGTTACCTCTCCAAAATACAACTGCGCAATGTGATCAAGTTTTGCGAGGCAGTAGTAAATGACTGCGGTGCTTATGTACAGATCAAGAAAGTGGAACGCAAGCCACGCAAGATCCGGGCAGTGCCACCAGAGAAACGTGCGGCCAAGTTCAAGATTCTAGCAGAGTTTGCAGAGCTCAAACTCAAAAGCCAGCCAGCCGCAAGCCTTGTGGACAAATCTGAAGCTTGGTTGTATGACAGCAAAAAACGCAAGCTCATCCACCTTGTGGCAGACAGTCATACACAGGCATTCACTGTAAAGAACAACTCCGTCATTGGGTTTTCAACTGTGGAAACAGTACAAAAGACTCTGCGCAAGCCAGCAGAACAGCTCAAGGGCATTGTGGGGGCAGGTAAGCCGGCAGCTCGCAAAGCATTCAAGGATATCAAAGCCACAGAAACTGCATGGAATGCCCGTGGCACAGAGAATTTGATCATCCTTAAAAGCTGGTAAATATCGGCATGCAATTTATTCCAGACGAGGATCCAAGTGATCCTCGTGTCTTTGTGCCCAATGTTGAATTTTACATAACCAATGTTTGTAATTTGGCCTGTCCAGATTGCAATCGATTCAACAATCATAATTTTCGTGGCTGGCAAGATTGGCACGACTATGCAGAACAATATCAACAATGGGCCAAGTATATCAAACTGCAACGGATAACTATCCTTGGTGGAGAACCATTGTTGAATCCCTCTATATGTGATTGGATCGATGGAATCAATCAATTGTGGGGTAAAACAGTCCAAATACTCACAAACGGAACCCGTTTAAATCATGTGCCAAATTTGTATGACCGCATGATTAAATTTCACGATCCGGCTTTGCCTTGGAAAAAAAACTGGATTGGAGTTAGCATACACAATGAAAACGATAGACAACGATGCTTTGATGAAATACGCAAGTTTCTTAAAGGCACAATCACCTATCATGCAAAAACTGATCTCAACAATGAAGATAATGCAGTGACTTATGGTGCAAATCATGCATTTATAGACAGCAATGGCATGAGAATATGTGTATGGGAATACGATTCTTTTTACAAGGCCTCAATACAACAAAATACTCAAGGTAAATTTATTTTATGGGACAATGATCCAGTTGAATCGCACAACCAGTGCGGGTTTGTGCTAAACAAATGCTATCATTTTATAAAAGCCAAATTATACAAATGCGGTCCAGTGGCGTTATTTCCTGAGTTTGATCAACAGCACCACTTAAATATAACTGATCAGGACCGTGAACTGATCAATGGGTATCAGCCACTGAGTGTTGATCAGTTTGATCAAAGAGGTAAAGTATTTTTAGATCATATAGATGATGTAATCCCTCAGTGTAAATTTTGTCCAAATGGCAGTCAGTTTGCGGGCAAAAAAATATTTGCAGTAAGCAAAAAAATTAATTCAGTTAGTGGGTTTGATTGATATGAAAACAGTATTATTGACTTTTGGAGACAGTTGGCCACAAGGGGTGGAGCTTGGCGATGGAAAACGCTATGGTGAAATTCTACAAGAACAAATGAAGTTTGATGAATTTTATAACTATGGTCTTGGCGGCACTAGCAATGAACACATGCTACGACAATTGCAAAAATACGTTGATGAGCATCACACGCCCGACCACAAAACAACTGCAATTTTTTTCTTGACAAATCCACACCGCACTGCGTACTGGCCCCATGATTCAGATTTCAATGTAAACGGTCACCAACGTCAACACTGGAACGACGAAGCCAAACAAGTGTTTATGAAAACATGGTTGCATTTTCACACAGATGAAATTACTGTGATGAGATCAAGTTTGAGTGTTTGTGCATTGCAAAGCTGGTGCAAACGTTGCGGTATAGACGATTATTATTTTTCTGGTTGGGTAAAATACCCCACTTGGTTGCCGTGTGTGGACACTGATAAAATTTGGGCGCAAGGAACAGAAACTGTAGCTGATTGGTTTGGTGCTCCAGATCACAACGGTGAAAATTTATATAACGTAGAAAACAATCCCTATATTCGACCCAACTTTTGCCACCCAAATCAGCTAGGACATCAACTTATAGCTGATCGGTTGCAGGGTTGGATACAGTCTACGCAATAAATACAGGGACACGGAGTCCCTATGGCAGAACAGCAAGACACACTTTCTCAGCTCAAACAAAATCTCATTGAGTATGCACAGCTTCAGCTGGGCAGTCAAATCATTGATTTGGAACTAGACCCATCCCACTACGAAGCTGCATATACCAAAACAATTGGCACTTACCGCCAACGAGCCAACAATGCTTACGAGGAAAGTTACAGTTTTTTCACCCTGGTCAAGGATGAAAACATCTACACCCTGCCACAAGAAGTGGTAAGTGTGCGCCAGTGTTTTCGTAGAACATTTGGCGATTCCACAGGACCTTATGCCTCAAACTTTGACCCGTTTGCACAGGCTTCGTTGAATGTTTACTTGATGAACTTCAACGTGGCTGGTGGTCTTGCCACATACGATTTCTACAGCCAGTATGTTGAGTTGGCAGGCCGAATGTTTGGCGCCTATTTCAATTACACATTCAACCCTGTTACTAAGAAGCTACAGTTGATCCGTGATCCTAAAAACACAGGTGAAGCTGTGTTGATTTGGACTTACAATTTGAAGCCTGAAATCAATCTATTAAGCGACTACCAAATTTCACAGTGGATCCGTGACTACATGGTAGCCAGCTGTAAGATGATCATTGGTGAAGCCCGTGAAAAGTTTGGTACTATTGCTGGCCCACAGGGCGGTGGCACCCTAAATGGCACTGCCATGAAAGCTGAAGCCAAAACAGCGCAGGACGAGCTGATCGGCCAACTGGTCAATTATGTGGATGCCAGTCAGCCACTGACCTGGGTAATTGGTTAATACAGCATAGACACACAGTCATAAATCTGTTATAATCATCACATGGACTTGATGATTGATCTTGAAGGCTTGGGAACAGGCCCTGACACTACTATTCTTACCATTGCCGCCCAGGCATTTGATCCGTTTGGCTCTGGCCACTACGAGCAATCATTTTACGCCAGAGTCACACTGGAAAGCCAAGAAACTCGTAGCATACAACAAGGCACTATAGAGTGGTGGGCCACACAACCTGCTGTGGTGCGTGACGAAGCGTTTGCTGAAGAAGACCGCATACCATTAGATCAAGCACTAGATGGCTTGGCCAAGTTAATATGGCATGCCAAACGAATCTGGGCCCAGGGCCCAACTTACGACATGAACATCCTGGAACATGCTTACAAGAGCTACAACAAACCCTTGCCCTGGCAATACTACATGGTGCGGGACAGCCGCACGGTGTTTAGTTTATGGCCCGATCAGCCCATGCCTCCTACCACTCACCATGCCTTAGAAGACTGCCGCAGACAAATTGGCATGCTACAAAATACACTTAAATACCTCAACGTTCGGGAGTTAAAATGATCATTGGCATCTGTGGATTCATTGGGTCTGGCAAGGACACTATTGCTGACTACCTTGTAAATTTGCACCACTTTCGCAGAGAAAGTTTTGCAAGTACCTTAAAAGACGCTGTGGCACAAGTGTTTGGATGGGATAGAACCATGCTGGAAGGGCGCACAAAACAAGCCCGTGAATGGCGCGAGCGTGTGGATCCATGGTGGGCAGAGCGCCTGGGCATGCCCACACTAACACCACGTTGGATCTTGCAGTACTGGGGCACAGAAGTATGCAGAGCAGGATTTCATGATGACATCTGGATTGCCAGCTTGGAAAACAAACTGCGTCACAGCCAGGATGATGTGGTGATTTCAGACTGCCGTTTCCCCAATGAAATTCTGGCCATTAAAAACACTGGCGGGCGTGTGATTCGTGTGGTACGCGGACCCGAGCCTGCTTGGTATAATGCGGCTGTGAGTGTTAACCGTGGCCCAACTGGCAACTCAACCTGGGCACTAAGTCAACGTAAATTGGAAAAACAAGGCATTCACGCATCAGAAACTGCCTGGGTAGGAACTGAGTTTGACGCTGTGTTAGATAACAATGGCACCCTAGACGACTTGTATCAGCAAGTTAAAAATCTGGTTCAAGATCGCCCTGTCGCCACGGAAGATCGCTCTTAGACAGCTCTACTTCACAGTTTCTACAAACTGATTTGAGATTTTTGAGTCCAGTATTGTTCAAGTCTCCATCTGTGTGATACACAAAGATCTGTCCAGCATACTTGGCTTTAAATCCACAACGATCACAGCTCATTTTTTTCTTATAGCCTGCTGATTTCCAGCGTGGTTCTCGGGGCTTGAGTCCCCGTCCTTTTCTAGCACAGTTCTCACACCTTGATCGATAGTGTGTGACATCTTCGCGAATGTAGTTCACAGCACAAGGGCGCTGGTGGCAGGCTTGACAAATGGGTCTCATACGGTATTTAGCGGCATGGACCTTTGCCAAAGGCATTCAAAACGGCTGTTTTTTTCAAGGTCTCTATAAATATTAGAACTTGAAAAGGATTCAACCATGGCTCTCACATCACCCGGCGTACAAGTAACAGTAATTGACGAAAGTCAGTATATTCCATCAGCAGTCAACACAGTACCATACTTTGTAATTGCAACAGCACAGAACAAAGTATCTGGTGCTGGAGTTGGAGTAGCAGCTGGTACCACAGCAGCTAACGCTAACAAAACATATTTAATCACCAGTCAGCGTGATCTTAGTGCCACATTTGGGGTGCCATTCTTCTATAACACAACCACTGGCACTCCAATCAATGGTTACGAACTCAACGAATACGGCTTGTTGGCTGCTTACAGCTCATTGGGCATTTCAAATCGTGCTTATGTTCAGCGTGTGGACATTGATTTGACTGAACTTACAGCCAGCTTGACCCGCCCAACAGGATCACCAGCTGATGGTGCATATTGGCTAGATACTTCTACTTCTGTTTGGGGCATCCAAGAATGGAACCAAACCACATCAACATTTACAGTGAAAACACCACTGTTGATTACTGACAGTGCCGATGTAGTAGAAAGCACCAGTGGTGTAACTGGACAAACAGTTTACACTCCTCTTAACACAGTAGGCAGCATTGGTGATTACGCTATTGTATCACTTGGTGGTACCGAAGCTATTTGGAACGTGGGCTGGTATAAGAATTCTGATAACGTTTGGGTTTCAGTTGGCGGTGCAGCATGGCAAGCATCTTGGCCTACAATCCAAGGTTCTGTGACCAATCCCACACTCACAGCAGGACAAAGTATTTTTATTAATGACACTTCTGTAGCTGTGCCTGCTATTCCATCCAACACCTTGGCTGGATTTGTTGCCGCAGTTAATGCAGCAGCCATAACAGGTGTGACTGCTGCGGCTGTTGATGGAACATTTGTGATATACGCAGATGATACTGCAACCAACGATGGCAGTACTGCTACTGGCGGTATTGTTAGCATTGAACCCAATGCCAGCGGTGCTGCATTGTGTACTGCTCTTGGTATTCAAGCAATTGAATATTTGGCTCCAATCTTTTTTGCTGGATACAGTTATCAAGCACCACGTTGGAGAACCACAGATACTTTAGGTGGCAGACCCACTGGATCAGTTTGGAATAACATCAGTCCAGCCAATAATGGCTTGGCAGTTCAACTAAAACAATACAGTGCTACTCTAGGAGAATGGGTGTTGCAAAGTTGTCCTGCATTCCTTACCACAACTGCTGCAATCAATTCTTTTGATTCCACAGGTGGTGGAAGAAATATTCCAGTTGGTACATTGTTTGTGCAACCTGTTGCTAACTCTGCAGAAACATCACCAATGACTTCAATGGGATTTGAATTTTATAGACAAACTGCATTTGGTCAAACCATAGTTACAGGTACTACAACTCCAGGTGCCAATGGCGATGCATTGTTTGTTGCTGGTAATAAATTTACATTGGGCGGGTCAGTAGCTGGAAGTACAGTCACTAACACTGCTACAATTACATTGAGTGGTACCAGTATTGCCAGTTTTATTGCTGACGTCAGTGCAGCCAATATTCCTTATGTATCAGCCAGTGTAAATTCAGCTGGTAATATTGTGTTCACACACAGCCAAGGCGGCATTATGTCATTGGCAGCAGTGTCTGGGTTTGGAACTCCAATTACCACAGCCGGGTTTAGCACAACTACCCCGTTTGTTCGTTTGGCAATTGGTGATTACACAACATTGATATTGTCTAACTTCTGTAGCGATCCAGAATTTGAATACACTTCCAGTTCTACAGCGCCTTACCAGGATCCTGCTGATGGCAGATTGTGGTACTACTCTACTCCAAGTCAAGTTGACATCATGATTCAAAATGCTGGACAATGGAGAGGTTATCAGAACGTTACCAATGATGTTCGAGGGTATGATTTGACACAAACAAATGCCAGCGGTCCAATCTGTGCTGCTACAGCACCTGTCACACAAAATGATGTGTCAGCCAGTGCTTTGGTGTATGGTGATTTGTGGGTGGACACTAGTGACTTGGAAAATTATCCCAAGTTGTATCGTTGGGAATCTGTAAGCGGTGTGGATCAGTGGGTATCTGTTGATACTACAGATCAAGTCACACAGAATGGTGTGTTGTTTGCTGATGCTCGTTGGGCACCAAATGGCACAACAGATCCTATTGCAGATCCAATTCCAACCATTGTGAGTTTGCTGACCAGCAACTATTTGGATTTGGATGCGCCAGATCCTGCACTATATCCACAAGGTATGTTGTTATGGAACACACGCCGTTCAGGTTATAATGTCAAGAGCTATCAAAGTGATTACTTTAATGCTACCACATTCCCCGATGACACATTGCCAGCAGTAACCAGTACATGGCTCACAGCATCAGGTAACAAACAAGACGGCAGCATGTATGCAGGTCGACTAGCGCAACGTCAAATGATTGTGGCAGCAATGAGATCAGGGTTAGATACCAGTTTGGGTGCTAGAGAAGATACTGCACAATACACACTGATTGCAACACCTGCGTATCCAGAATTGATTCCTAACATGATTGCACTTAGCAACGAGCGCAACAACACATTGTTTGTGGTTGGTGATACTCCGATGCGTTTGCCTGGCACAGGTACTGACATCACAACTTGGGCTACCAACAACAATGGGTTGGGCACTGTGGCCGGTGATGGGCAATCAGCTACCAGTAACTACGCTGCTACATTCTACCCAAGTTGTACAACTGTAGACTTGAGTGGGAATACTGTGGTAACAGCACCAAGTCACATGATGGTTAGAACAATCATTCGCAGTGACGAAGTGAGCTATCCATGGCTGGCACCAGCTGGTACACGCCGTGGTGTGGTAGACAATGCCACACAACTTGGTTATATTAACGGAGCTACAGGTGAGTTTGTGCCAATTGGTGTGAATCAAGGCTTGCGTGATGTGTTGTACAGTTTGAATGTTAATCCAATTACATTCATTCCAGGTGTGGGTATTACCAACTTTGGTAACAAGACATCTACTACAACCACCACAGCGTTGGATCGTATCAACGTTGCACGTTTGGTTGCATTCTTGCGTGGACGCCTGGAAGAAATTGGCAAGTTGTATCTGTTCGAACCTAACGATCAGATCACACGCAATGAAATCACCAACACTTGCAACAGCTTGATGATTGACTTGATTGCCAAACGTGCTATCTATGACTACTTGGTTGTTTGCGACTTGAGCAATAACACACCAGCTCGTATTGACCGCAATGAATTGTGGGTTGATATTGCGATTGAACCAGTTAAGGCTGTGGAGTTTATCTACATTCCTCTGCGTATCAAGAACACTGGAGACATAGCCGCAGGCCTGTAAAAATAGGGTCCTTGGACCCTATTTTTTGACCTCAAGTCTAAGATAAATAAAACTAGGAGATATATACAATGCCAAGTTCATCATTAAACAAAATGACAGTACCGCTTGCAAGCGATCAATCAGCAAGCACCCAAGGTCTGTTAATGCCAAAACTTAGATATCGCTTTAGAGTGATGTTTGAAAATTTGGGAGTTTCGACACCAACAACAGAGTTAACCAAGCAGGTTGTGAGCTTTGCTCGACCTAACCTGACGTTCGAACCAATCACATTGCCAATTTATAACTCAACATTGAAATTGGCCGGACGTCATAGCTGGGCAGACGTTGCTGTTGAGATTCGTGATGATGCATCAGGCAACGTGAGTAAGTTGATCGGCGAACAGATTCAGAAACAAATGGACTTCTTGGAAATGAGTTCAGCTGCATCTGGCATTGATTACAAGTTCTTGACCAAGTTGGAAATTCTAGACGGTGGCAACGGTGCTACTGAAGTAGTTGTATTAGAGTCGTGGGAACTGTATGGTTGCTATATTGTGAGTGCTGATTACGGCCCAATGAACTATGGTACCAACGAAGCTGTGTCAATCACTATGAATATTTCTTATGACAACGCCAACCAAGGCAATCAAGGTGGTGGCGGTATTGGTGGAGTTTTAGCTAACGCTGTAAGAACTGCTACAGGAATTGTAACAGGTGCTGGACAAGGCATCTAAGGTCTAATCAATGTCTAGCTTCGGCCAAGACTTTCTTCAAGGTTTTACTGCGACAAATAGCTTGCGTGATTACACTCACGCAAGCAAAACTTTTCGCACTAATGCCTACGAACTTAAACCCAGATTTAAGTTTCTATTTCACGTTAAGTTTTCATTGAACTACCAAGAAATACAGAAACTGACAAATGTCAAAATTTTCAATCCTGAAAATATTTCCAATCTCAGTTTGGCAGTAAAAACAGTTGACTTGCCCAAATACAATATTGACGTTGCCACATTGAATCAGTACAATCGCAAAAGAATTGTACAAACCAAAATCAATTATGAACCAGTAAACATCACATTCCACGACGATGGCGGCGACAACATTCGTGAGATGTGGTATCAGTATTATTCATACTACTACAAAGATCCAGCACAGCAATACATCAGTAATGCACCCACTTCATACGGCACACCTGGCCTAAATGCTACCAAACAAAACGGTTTCAGTTACAACAACCGAGACATTTACGAACAAAATCGTATAGGCAGTGTGAATGACTGGGGATACATTGGCGAAAACTTCATGGATGGCACACAAACAGCCAGTGGTAAGCCACCATTCTTTAGAGACATACAAATTATTGGTTTTGATCAGCACAAGTATGCTAGATACATTTTGATCAATCCGTTGATTACCAATTGGAATCATGACACATATGATTACGCACAAGGCAACGGTACTATGCAACATACCATGACCATACGCTACGAAACTGTAAAGTATCTCAATGGCGGCCTTGGCAAACCAGATGTTAATATCAGCTGGCCAGATTCAGCACACTACGATGAAACACCAAGTCCATTGGCTCGCCCAGGATCTACTGCTAGTATATTTGGCCAAGGTGGTTTGTTAAGTACCGGCGAAGGTATTTTGGCAGATTTAGAATCTGGATCAGTGGCAGGCCTGATTGGCGCAGCACAAAAAGCTGGTGCTGCCTACAACACATTCAAAGGAAAGAATTTGCAATCTATTGTTCAAAGTGAAGCTGTGTCTTTAGGCAAACAGGCAATCAGTCAAAATGGCGCCAATGCAGTTAGATCAGTAATCAATAAAGCTGACGGCTGGGCGTTTCCTGTACAGTCAACACAACGACAAATTACTAGACAAATAAATGCACCAGGTGCTGCTGATATTTTAGCAGGCGGAGGCGGAGTGTAATGTCTACAGGATCAGTTAATTACACCAACACCAATCTTGATCAAACTGTAAGAATCTTTGACAGGTTCTATCAGTATGAGGCCAACGTGCCGGCAGCTGAGTATGATATTGTGTTGAGTTTTTTCAAACAACAAATGGGCGATGCCAGAGTGGCAGGCAACTTTACTGTGAGTTTGTTTCAAGTGGCAGAGCAAACAAATATTCCTGCACTTACTCTATTAGATAGTTTTCAAGGCACTAATATAATGACCATTAATCTCAACATGGCCTACTATCTAAACAATATTCGTAGCAGAGCTACACTGCTGGGTGTAAATGTGCAACCAGTGCCCAACTACTATGCTGCTAGAACAGTGCTACAATGAGCAAGTGGGCACAGGGTCAATATCAAGTTATCAATCCTAAAAAATATGTGGGCCAAGGCATGCCCAGATACAGATCAGGGTGGGAACATTCATTCATGCGTTTTTGCGATACCAATGACAACATCATGCAATGGGCCTCAGAAAGCATACGCATACCTTATCTCCATCCATTAACTGGTAAAATGACCACCTATGTGCCAGATTTTTTGATCACTTACAAAACTCGCGACAACACACTTCGAGCAGAGTTAATTGAAATCAAACCCAAAGGCCAAAGTGCCATCACAGAAGGCCAAAAGCCCAGAGACCGTGCTGTGGTAGCTGTAAACTATGCCAAATGGGACGCTGCTACCAAATGGTGCAGAAATCAAGGCTTGACTTTTAGAGTGATCACAGAAGACGATATGTTTAAGAACGGTAAAGCATAGCCACTAAATATGGCATGACCAAACGTTTAGAAGAACTTTTTGATTTACCGCCCTCCACTGAAGAAGTGGAAACTGCTGTTCCTTCAATAGCAGAAAATCGCAACATAATCCAAAACTTAGACGCTGCTATCGACAAGATAGATGCTGCCTTACCGGCTGTGCGTGGCCTAGAATCTACTGATCAAGAAATGGACGAACTGGCTGGACTAGCCACTTCCAGCTACCGAGACCTAATGGATCTTGGCATGCAAGTAGACTCGAGATTTGCCAGTGAAATATTTGGTGTAGCCAGCAACATGCTGGGCCATGCAATCACAGCCAAAACAGCCAAGCTGGACAAAAAACTCAAGATGATCGATCTGCAGATGAAAAAGGTGCGATTGGATCAGCAACAACTAGACAAAGACCCTGAAGCCACTGCACAGCAAGGTCAAGGCCATGTGCTTAGCCGCAATGAATTGCTGGAAAGAATTCTGGGTAAGAATCAAAATGCTCAAAAAGAATAAATATATCACAGGAACCTGACATGAAACCATTTGCCAAATATCTAGCAGAAAGTGAACGCACATACGACTATCGTATCAAAATGTGCGGCCGCATTCCGGACGATCTTGTGCGTCAACTCAAATCAAAACTGGATCAATTTGATCCAGCCAAATTGGGCGATGCCAAGACCACTCCCATTCAAAAGATCCTCACAGACTTTCCAAACAATCAGAATGATGCTGTGACAATGTTTGATGTGAGTTTCAAGTATCCAGCAATTGAACCACAGATCAAACAGTTGTTTCAGATGCTAGGTGGCGATCCTAATCTTATCGTAATGCAAACACAACCACATGTGGATGGACTTGTTGACGAGATGGACCGGATTGAATCTGAAAACAAAGACTTGTTAGCAGACACAGACTATCCTGCTCCTGATGCCGAACAACGAGCACTCAAGAAAGACTATTCAACTGGACCATACGATCATGCTGTGTTGAAGAATGCTTACCGCAGTGATTTTACAGTGGCTGGTGGTCGGACACCTCCTGCTAAGACCACTAACCAACTTCCCCAGGGCAACAAAAGCCCTATGACCAATATCAAGCGTCAACCCAAACCCGCTACCGGCGCCAACCCAAGAGGATAATGAAATGACATTTTTTTACGACTTAAACAAAAAGCTGGATACCATTCGTGACAAGCCAGAGACCACTCACAAGCAATTGAATGAGCGCGACATGAGCCGTGCAGCCAAGGGCTATGAAAAGTATGGCAAAAAAGGCATGGAAGCATTGGCCAAAGCTGGACGTGAAGGCAAGGCATTGGATCCTATTCGCAACAAGTATGACAAGTATGACAATACAGAAGTAGACGAAGGCATGGGCGACATGATGGCAACTGCTGGTGCTAAGTTAAAAGGTTTAAAAGCCAACATTACCAAGAATCCTGCTGATCGACAATCTGCGGTTGATGCTCACAGAGGGATCATGAAGAAAGAACTTTCAAAAGTTAAGCCTGGCGACCGTCCTGAACTTGGAGGCCCGTCAGAGCGTTATCGTAATGCACAGCACAGTATGGCTACGCATAAAATTGGTCTAGATAACAACATGGAAGAAGGCATGGGAGACATGGTCCGCAAGGTGGGCAGCATGGCCAAGAAAGTTGGTAATGCAGCGTTAAACAAATTGGGCCATGGTAGCGATGCCGATCAGATTCGTGACTTGCAAAAGAAAATGGGCGTGCCACAAACAGGCAAGAAGCCTGGCGCTACAGAAGACTATGGTCCAATGGAAGCTGGAGCTCCAATGACACCCAAGCAAAAGTCATTTGCTAAACTAGCCCCTCCAGCAGACAAGATTACATTTGCTGATAAGATTGCTGGCGCTAAAAAAGAAGTTGACGAACGCATAGGCGATGTGGCTGCTGAAGCTATTAAAAATGCATTGAGCCCCAAGCAAAAGAAAATTGACATGAACAAAAACGGCAAACTAGATGCCAACGACTTTGCCATGTTGCGCAAAGGCGGCAATAAGCAAGTGGCCGACGAAGATAGCACTGATAATGCATTCACAGCACACAAGCGTCCTCGTGTTGATGCTCCTAAAGTTGGCACAGTTGATCGTGGTCACAAGCATGACATTGAGCATACAGCTACAGGTCGTAAAGTAACTCGTAGAGTAGATGACCAAGGCCATTCAGTAGGCGCCGATGATGCGTCTGATGCTGAACCACAAAAACGTGGTCGTGGACGTCCTTCGGGCACAGGCAGCAAAATGGGTGCCAAAGGACCATCAGGCAAATCAAAGTTAATGACTAAAGAAAACGACTTTGATCCAGCAGAAAAAGGCGAATATGATCAAGAAGGCGACATGGCAAAAGACAGTATCAAGACTGTGGTACGTCATGCTCAAGCCTTGGAAAAGATCCTGGGCGATGATGACAACTTGCCAGAATGGGTACAATCTAAACTGGCCAAGATTGAAAGCATGATGACTGCTGTGGATGACTACATGCAGAATCAAGAAGATGACTCTGAAGAAATGGCCATGGGCGAAGAGTCCACACGCAAGCGCGACAACCGTGCTGAACGAGCCGGTAAGAAAGTTACCAAGGACATTGAGTACGACGAAAAGAAGAAAGATCACATCCATGGTAAAAAGCGTGGTTCCGAAGATGCCAAGGCTGAAAAGGCTGGTAAGCGAGTTGCCAAAGATATCGAGTACGACGAAAAGAAAGACAGCAAAGAGGACAAGCCTAAAAAAGTCAAAGAGCAAGGCGGCACAGACACCCCAACAGCATCAAGCGGCTTTAGCTATGGAAAAGGCATTTACGATTCAATGAATCGTGAACTGGAAAAGATGATTGCTGAATCCATGAGCGTGAACATGAGCGACTCAACAGAAGGAGGCAAGAGCTTGACCATTACTGCTACAGATGAAGACGCACTCAAACTGGCTGGCCTGCTGAAGAACGCAGGACTAGGCGGCGGTGAAGGCATGGGACAGGAAATGGGACATGGTGATGAACACGGTGAAGAGTCATGTTCCAGTTGTGGTATGAGTGACTGCGGTTGCGGTGATATTGACGAAGCCCTAGCTGAAAACAATCCAGATTGGCCCACAGACCAAGAAACCAGTGATGATGCACTACAATACTCAGGTGGCTTGAACGGTCCCAAGTCAACTGGTCAAACCACTATACCTGTGATTGCCAGTCAAGAAAACCGTCAGCACACATACGAAGAAGATGAAGCTCTTCGTAGAATGATGGAAATGGCTGGTGTTCAACAAGACAATCTCAAGCCATGGGAACGCACCATGAAAGAAGATGCCGAAGAAGAAACAGAGGAAGAAGCTGAGGAAAAAGAACTTGAAGAAAGTTTTGAACAAACTCTAAATCGCATGCGTGACATTGCTGGTATCAAAGAAGCCAAAAAGCCTGACTTTCTGGATATAGACAAAGACGGCGATAAAAAAGAGCCAATGGCCAAAGCTGCAAAAGACAAAGAGAAAAAAGTTGAAGAAAGTATCTTTGCTTTGACCAATCAATGGACAGCCTACAAGGGGTAATAATGATGAGACCATACAGTGAACTTGCAGCCGAACTGGCACAACGCAAAGCTAATGAATATGTACCTCCGTCTATTCCGTCAGTGAGACAACAACCTGTGGAAATTCCTGGAGTGATGTATCAAAGTCGTGAACTATTTCAACCCGTGGTCAGTCAGCCCAACAAGGATAACAAATAATGGCCAATGTATACACTACCTTAAGCAATACTACTGTTTACACTGACAAACTTGAGATTAGCACTAGTACCGCCAATGCTTGGTTGCAGGTGTATGCTGTTGCATTAGGAACAGCCAACGCAGTTGGCAATTTGTATTCTGCACCAGTTAATATCCCAGCCAACACTGTGTATCAAACTTATTCTGGTGCCGGAAACAAAGTAACAGTGACATCCACTGCTCCGTTTACCGCAACAGAACTTGGCACAGCCAGTTCAGCCACCGCAGGCGTGATTGGTTATGGCAGTGCCTGATGAGAGCACTTGAGTTCATTGCTGAAAATGGCGCTGGAAAGATTAGCAAACGCAATCAAAATGCCACTGTAGGTCTACATAAATTTCGAGACAAAAATCTTGCGGATCGTGTGTATGAACTCAATAGAATTATGATGGCAACCGCAGCCACTGACGGAACTTTTGTTCCTGAAATAGATAATGAAAGTTGGGCTGGCAGGTATGACGTTGCTGCACCTTACACAAAAGAAGAACACAACATGCTGTTGATGGCATATAAAGCTGCTGGATCTAATTTTAAAGATCTAAACAAAGGTGATTTACACAGCCAAGAACATCCAGGAGTGAACATCACCAGTCCAGTTACTGCTTTTAAAGGCTATCCACGATGAGAGCAAGAGAATTTCTTCGAGAGCAAGTTGCCAGTTTGCCACCTGAACAAGCAAATCCCATGCGTTACACTTATACCATTCCAGGATTGAGTGCTTCTGATCCTTATAACAACTATAGATTTGGTGTGGCTCTTGCACGAGCCAGAAGTGATGCCAGTACAGATGGCCTTAACGATCACATGCCCGACTGGCACTCTGAAACTGCATTTGGTGAACACGGTGTGGTAGCAGGAATGGGCCCAAACATTGCACAACTTATTGATCAGGCGTTGACCATGACCAACACCCCAGGTGGCAAGAAATTGGTGTCAACACCCGACAGTACAGAACCCGACTTTGTTGATAAAACAAGTCCTGTAAAAGCATTTAAAGGATACCCAAGGTAATGGCTGTAGCAGTGGCCTACACAGCGGCCAATGCTGATCTGCTTTGGAAAATGGGCTGGGAAGAACTCTCAAATTAAAATTATGAAAAAACTACTTCTACTCTTACTTGTATTACCTGTGCTGGCCCTAGCACAACCCAAACAACGACCTGGCGTTACCTATGACGCTGTGATCACCAGAGTAATCGACGGCGACACAGTGGGTATTGCTGCTACCTGGTTACCAGCACCACTTAAACCAGAACTCAGTATTCGAGTGTTTGGTGTGGACACCCCTGAAAAAGGACATCGTGCTCAGTGTGCTAGTGAAGCACAGCGCGGCGAAGCTGCTAGTGCATTTACCAAACAACTGATTGCTGCCAGTCAAAAGCGTCAAATTGTACTCATGGACTGGGACAAGTATGGCGGGCGTGTACTGGGAGATGTGCTGTTAAACGGTGTTAGCCTACGTCAGCAGTTGATTGCTAATGGTTTTGCACGTGAGTACTACGGCGAAGCCAAAACAAGTTGGTGCCAATGATACTCCTGTAAATACGGGATGAGCAATTTCTTTTGCGCAGCCCCTTGGCGTGGCTTGCATATCAATCCCAGAGGTGACGTTAAAACTTGCTGTGCTGGCAATCCCAACCTGCTGGGCAATCTCAATACACAAACAATTGAGCAGATCCTTAACTCAAATCTCATGACAGAGATACGCACCAGTTTGGCCCAAGGTGAACCGCACGAATACTGTTCTAACTGTGTGCGAGCCGAACGCTTTGGTGCAGATTCTGAACGCCAGTGGCACAACAATGTGAATCCCAACTTTGACTATGCCACTGCTGGTGATCAGTATCATTATCCTGTGATTGTGGATGTGCGATGGAATACCACATGTAACTTGAGTTGCAACTACTGTGGCGAGTCATGCAGTTCAAAATGGGCCAGCCTCAAAGGCGTTCCATTCAAGTCAGGTGCAAGACCTTATTATGATAGTGTATGCGACTTCATTGAACAGCACTATGAACACATACACGAAGTAGCACTTGTAGGTGGCGAGCCACTGTTGCTGCCAGAAAACAATAGACTGTTAGATGTCATTCCTAAAGATGCTATTGTTACACTGATCACAAACTTGAATGTGGACTTGGATTCAAACAAGATATTCCAAAAGTTATCAACACGCAATCGAGTCGGCTGGTCAATGAGCTTTGACAATGTAGGTGACCGCGTGGAATATGTGCGCCATGGTGCCAGCTGGGTGTTGATCAAAGAAAACTTGAGTAAGATCAAACATCTCATGACCACGCAAGGTCAATGGGGCGGTATACATGCAGTATACAACATTTACAATGCCACACGCATCTGTGAGTTAAGACAGTTTGCTGAAGATACAGGAACCACAGTGCTGTGGCAAAACTTATTTCAACCTGAGCACCTTGATCCGTTCTTGCATGGTGCTGGTGTTGCGCGGGAAGCCATAGCAGAGATTGAACGTTTCTATGAGATGAATATTGCCACACCTGCTGAACGCCAATTCTTTGATAATGCATTGGCCACTTATCGCAATAGATTGGGTGAAAACAAAGTCAGCACTATTGACACAGCATTCTTCAAGCACATACATGACAATGAAACTCGGTATCATCCAGATAAAGCTGGAGAGTTTGAACGTTTATGGCCGGAACTGGCATTCCTATGCAAATAACACCTGTTGACGAATATAACAATCTTTTTGAAGTAAAAGATATAGTGTCTCCAGAGCTTGTGGAAAAAGTGCTGACTACCTCATGGTTAGATTTGCCCTGGATACGACAAGAAGGACAAGAACATTGGTTACGTCGGCGTATTTTAACTGATAGTATCCCCTGGACTAGAGAGTGGGACGACCATATAAACACAATATGGTCTAAAGTAGGAGAAGTCATTGGAAGAAAATTAGAAGTATCATATGGTTCTACCTGGTGGCTGGACGAGCCAGGATTTACATGTTTGATGCACACTGATGGTGAGTTGTCTGGAGCCATGCAGCTGAATTGGATTGCTGCTCATGAGCAACTGGGAACTTGTTTTTATCACAATAAGAATGGAGCTCCAGTAAGAAAACAATTTTTATCCATACCAAACACTGGTTACATAATGTTAAATTTTCCTAGAAAAAACGAGTATACTCATTTACACTGGCATGCAATGTTAAGCGAAGTACCACCAGGAACTTTTAGACTAAGTAGCTATACCTTATTATCACCATCAACCCAATGATAACCAAAAGCCCCACATTTTGTCCAGCACCCTGGACCAGTCTCAACATAGATCAAACTGGTCTAGTAATGCCATGTTTTCACACTGGTTATGAATTAGGTAATATCAAACGCATGCCTATTCAACAAGTGTTAGAAGACAAACCAATTAAAGACATAAGACAGACTATGGCCCGTGGCGAATGGCATGAAGCATGTGCTTGGTGCAAACGTCTAGAAGAAACTACAGGTGCCAGCGGAAGAACAGTGCGGCACGCCAGCGTAGAAACGTTGGCTGCCATTGATGCTGATATAGATTTTTTCAAACTAGAGCATTTGGTAGTTAATTGGAGTAATCTTTGCAATTTAACTTGTGTGTATTGCAACGATCAAACATCAACTGCTTGGCAAAGCATTAGAAAAATTCCCATCAATCATGTTAAAAACGAACATGATGATTTGATTGAATTGGCCAAGACACAAGGTCATAACATTCAAGGCTTGTGCCTTGGAGGTGGTGAGCCACTGCTGCAAAAAGGGCTTGATGTATTTTTAAGTCATCTCAATCCTAACACAGTATCAGTAATGGTCACAACCAATCTCAGTATGGAAATCACAACTAATCCTATCTATCAAATACTCAAAACATGGCCCAAGGTAGAATGGATGGTCAGCTTTGACAACGCCAACAAAGAAAAGTTTGAATACGTAAGAGACCGAGCAAATTGGGAACAGTTTGTAAAAAATTTGCGACAAATGAAACAAGATGGTCAACACGTAAATGCACATCCTGCGTACAGCATTTATTGTGCATTGGATATCATTGAATACTATGATTTTTGTATTGCAGAAGAGTTAGGCATCTATTGGTGCGAACTCAATCATCCAATGGAACTAGACATACGAAGACATTCTCAAACATTACGAGACTTGGCTGTTGCAGAAATCAATCAAGTGATAGATAAGTATGGCGACAGAAGAAATTTAGCAATAGATGTTTTAAAAACTTATCGTAACACATTACAAGATAATAGTTATCTTAGAGACCAAACAAATTTTAAACCATCAAAAACGTTGGCATGGCACTTAGAAATAGAAAACACGTTGAAAAAAACAAACAAGTTTGTTGAGTTATGGCCAACACTAGCAAAGGAAATGCAATGAGACAGTTTAAAAACCCACCCTGGCATCCAGGAGTAAATTCTGCCAACACCGCAGAAGATTTTATGCCAACTGATACTAAAGAAAGTTTTGAAAAACTTTGCCAGGTATCTGAATACCGTGAATATTTTCGCCAGCAAGGCTGGTTAGAACCCGGTGCTATTACATACAAAATTAATAGTTATGGATTTCGTAGTGACGAGATTGATGACCGAGATTGTATAATAGCACTAGGCTGTAGTTTCACAATTGGTATTGGATTGCCGCTTGAAAGCACCTGGCCACAAATAGTTGGCCGGCAGTTGGGACTTGTGCCGTATACTATGGCCTGGGGCGGAACATCAGCAGATACTTGTTTTAGACTGGCAGAATATTGGATCCCAAGGTTAAAACCCAAAGCAGTGTTTATGTTAGCCCCGCCGCCTAGTAGATTTGAATTGATAAGAGCAGCAGGTGTGCCTCCAGTTGAAAATTACATGCCGCAAAGTGAATCTAACAGTGCAAGTGAAATTGACAGTTTCTTAAAGCACTGGCACACCATGGATGAAAATTCTAGATTGAATCAGAAAAAAAATAAATTGGCAATTC